ACCTATCATGTCAGGTATGATAGTAAGTGTATCAATGTTTGGGTCTACAGTGTACTCTACAGTTGGTTCTTTAATCAGTCCGTCGATACTTACTTCATAAGCTGTATCTCCTAAGACTTCAGCACCTGTAACAGTGTATGTATTATTAGTACCTGATATAGCAGAGAATACCCACTTGAGTGGAGGCTGTGTAGCACCTGTAGATACCTGAGCAACTTTGTTATCTAAGTAGGATTTTGTAACTGCATCCGTACTATCAACAGCTGTACCTACATTCTTTATACGTTTAGTATTAGCGTCCCACTCCGTACCTCCGTTTTCAATCTGTAAGGATGCGTCGTTCAACTCTGCAATCTCTTCAGCTAAGTAACGGTTGTGTCGATAAGATAAGTCTAACTCAGCTTCCGTTAATACAGAACCGTTTACAAAGTCTACGAGGTTCTCATTAGGAGCACTACGTCGTCTTACACGTACAGCAGCCGCAGCACTTAGTCCTGTATCAAGTACAACTTTAGCGGTAGGTGTAGCTACTACAGTAAAGTCAGTAGTGTCTACGCCGTCAATTTCTACTTTGATGTGTTCGTCTTCGAGATAAGGGAAAGTAAATGTAAAGTCCGTTTGCCCTTGGGTTCCTGCGTGGTCTATGTATGTGACAGCCATGATGATATATTATTAATTATTGAGAGAGAAGAGCAAGTCCTTAGTCATTAACACGTTGTATTTAAGGGTTAGCTTCAAGGAGTTCCTTTAAGTCGTTTCTTCCTAAAGCTCTTTCTACTGATACAGGCTCCCCTGTGTAAACGGATTTACCTCTAGCGGAATCAATTACTTGCTTAAGGGTCTTATGGGGTCCGTACTTATTGTAATCCAAAGTGCCTATTTCGTTTTCCTCTTCGCTTATAAATTCTTTTAATAAATTTTTATCCTTCATCATATTCTTAGCTGCCGCTTCATAAGATTTCCTGAAAGTCGTATTTAAAATTTGCAATGCAGGGTTGGAGACAGAGCCTGTATCTGCTGTGCCTGTTCTTTTTTTAGAACCTTTTAGCCACGCCTTTCTCCATTTCTTGTCCTTAACAATTTCTATAATCTTTTTATCTACATTTAATTTCTTAACTTCTTGATTGAATCTATAATGTAAAGACACTCCGTTATTATCTATAAACTTATACATATCGATGCCGCTAACTAAACCTTTACCTGTAGGAAATTGATTAGGTGGTTTAATTAACTGACCGTCTCCTTCTATGTCTTTTTTATACACTTCATCAAAGGCGTTTAATTCCTCAGCTCTTTCGGGGGCCCATCTAATAAAAGTATTCAACCAAGTCTTAGGAGATTGCATATCATGCCCAAAGTGGTCTGTCTTCTTATTACCTGTTGGGTTATGGCCTGTTACTTTGTAAGCTGTTCTGTCTTGCCAAGTACCTCCTTTAAGTTCTTCAACACTGCCCTTTTCAAAAAACAATTTTAATACTTTATTTATTTGAGACGGCATTAAGGCGAAAGAACCAAGCCAATCGGCAAGAACTGAATTTATGTTTTCATCTTTCCCGCTCATTATTCTTTCAATGGACTTCATACCCCCAGCAACTGGGACTTCCCTGAAAAGCTCCGCAATCGATCTTAATACGAAACCTAAATGATTCTGGTCTTCTGTTAAAATTGGCTTCCCATCTTCACCCGTAAACTCTTTCATTGCGTCGTAGTTAGCCATATCCGCTCCTATAGCAAAGGCGATAGACAACGGAAATAACTCCCTGTATCCCCAGCCCTCTATTGTGTTAGCTTTAGCTTTAGGGTTTTTATGTTCAAACTTCCTACGTTGTTCTGGGGTCATCCAAGCTAAAGTTCCAAGAGCGACCCCGGCTGCACCCATTCCGTACCCCGCAGCCATCATACCGCTTCCCATCAAAGTGTCTGTTATAGCGTCTCTATGGTATGCTATCCTTCTTCCTTTTAATTCTTTTATTCTTTGTTCTAGTACTTCTTTCTCTACCTGTAACTCCTGTCGTCTTTGAGGGGTAGTCTCTTCGTGTGCTATGTAATTATCCTTGTTCCTAATTTCACCCTCTACTCTTTTAATCCTACGGTTGTAAGGGTTTCTAATAGCTTGTGTTGCAGGTATTATAGGAACCCCAACACGTATCGAACGACCCGCACCCCTAGCAACAACCGTCATTATAGGGGCAAGTAAATGTATTAACGCACCTGCCGATGGATTATCCTTTAATAGTTTCAATTCTTTAACAATCCTTAACACCGTGTCAGATATAGGCCTTGCTATCTCGGTTGGGTCTAAATTAGCTACATTAGAATCAAACAAAAGTTCTTTATTAATGGTATCAGTCGCAGTAGCGTTTACACCTTCTTGACTTAATATCTCGATACCTTGGTCCTTAGTCCATTTCTGTTTGTAAAGATCAGCAGCTAATTCACTAGCTCTCTTAGGGTCATTAGGTATAGCTTCAAAAGCATCCTTCCACGCTTCAGACATAAGCTCTGACCTTAGTAACTGTCTTCTGAAAAGTTCATCTATAGGCATGATGCCACGCAGTGGGAGTTTAAGTAATTCGTTTAACATCTTACCAATAGGCATACGAGCAAAGATATGTTGAACTCCAGTAACTTTTTCCCCACGTAACCTCTTTCTTCTCGCTAATTCTTCAGCTGCCTCAAACAACTTCTCAGGGTCTCCTAGTGAAATATCTCCAGTTAATCTGTTTGCCCCTGCTGCTCCTGTTGCACTTTCTAAATTCTTAGCCGTCATAGCCACAGCTCTTCCTGTTCCCTTCCAGTTCCTTAGTCCTTCAACAAGGCCGTAAGCATTCGCTTTTAAAACTTGTAAAGCACCTATCTGAGTGCCTCTGTATTTTTTAGTACTCATCAAGTCAGCAATAGGTTCCGCTCCTAATTTAGCAAACTGCTTGAATGTACTAGCGATTCCACCTAAAGCACTAGCAATAACAGAACTAGTCTGCCATATCATTGCGTAAACTCTGTTATTACCCCAACCCTTAAAGAACCTAGATAGTTTAGTCTCAACATCTCTTTGTGCAGCAAGCATCGCTTGTTTACGTACAGATTCATATATCCGCTCCTCCCTAAAAGAATCTTGGGCTGCGTCTATATCCTTCAGTTTGTCACGCATTCTTTTATCAGAGTCTCGTATCTCTTGCCTGATCTTATCCGTGCTTCTTACCTTTTTGGGGCCAGTTGGTTTAGGTGCTAAGTGTGCCCTCATCTCTGATACTACACCCCTACCTTCCATCTCAGCTCTTCTAGCTAACTCTTCTTTAAGTTCTTTTTTCTTTAAAGCTTCTGCTTCCAACTCATCGTAAAACTTAATCTTCTCTTGCGTCTCTACTAGGACAGGATCAGTTTCTTCTATCTTTCTACCCGCTCTTTCAGCTGCCCTTCTATCTAAGTCATCGTCATCACCTAACCTCGCTCGTCTTTCGTCTAATCGTTTCTGTGCAATAGCTCTTCTTTTACGGATAGATTCCAACATCTTAGCTTCCTGATAGGCCTCATCCATTTCCAACCTAGCTCTATCAATATCATCGACACGTTGACGCATATTTTTACGAAGGAAAGCAATATCTTTATCTAACTCAGCTATAATACCTGCTGATTTTTTGGGGCCAGTAGGTTTAGGTGTTACTTCTGCTCTCTGTGCCCCTAGAGGTCCAGTCTCTAATTCAAGCAACCTAGCTCTTTCAGCATATTTTTTCTTTAATGTTATTATCTGCTGCCTAGCTTCTTTATAGTAAGCTATCTTATCCTCCCTCTCTTTAATACGAGGGTCTTTCTCAATAGGTTTTTTAACACCGGGTTCAACAGGCTCTTTAGCGAAGCTTTCTCTTAATTCTTGTAATTCATCATCAAGCTTAGAGATTTGTTTATTGATTTCTTTTTCAGCTTTAGCAGCTTGAAACTCATCAGTCATTTCTAAAGCAGCCTTATCTATTTCTTTTACTCTGCTTCGTATATTACTTTTGAGAAACGATATATCTTTATTTACCTTCTCTAATTCACCGGGAACTTTAGTTGGACCTTTAGGTTTAGTTATCTCAGCACGCTGCTGCCCAAGTGGTCCTGTTTCTACTTTTAATAATCTAGCACGCTCCTTATAAGCTTTCTCTAAATTTAAAGCATCCCGCTCATTAGCTTCGTGGAACTTTATTCGATTCTTTAAATCTTCTATCTCAGCATCAGCTTCTGCTTTCTTAGGTTTATCTTTAGGGCGAATCTTGTTTATATCGCCAAACCTTTTCTGTAATTCTTTAAGACGTTTTTCTAACTGTGCTTTCTTTTTAGCTTCCGCTTTAGCTACTTTATTAGGGTCTTGTAAAGATATGTCAGACTCAACTACTTGCTTCTGTAACAGTTTCTTTGTTTTGTTATTTACTTTACGGATAGTAGCTAAGTACGAGCCAACAGCTTTATTATTAGTCCAATCAGGTGCCGGTCCTACTTGCTGCCTAATCTTAGCTATGTCTCCTTCCTCAAGTAACTCCAAGTAAGTCTCTAGGCGGCTCTCTTCTTGTGCTAATTGTTTAGCTTCTCTCTTACCAGTGGCGTAGAAGTCTAATCTTTTCTGTATCTCTATCTCTTCTTGGGACTTATCTTTTCCTTTCTTAGCTTTTTGTTCTGGTTTTAAACCCGCAAACTCTTGTTGTGCTTCTCTTAACTTCTTCTGTAACCTAGATATTATAACTTCTTGAGGTATTTCTTTAGGTTCCTTTTTAGTAGCTTCCCTTAGTTTGTTTTTAAAATCTTGAGTAGCTTGTCTGTCGAGTTCTTCACCTAGTCTTTTAAAACGAGGTCTTACATCTAGAGCATCTTGTATGTTTTTAAATAAAGTAACATCAGCTTCATTCTCTATTGTTTGCCTTAATGACTTCTCTACATCACTCCATGCGTCACTCTCCGCCCCAGCTCTTTCACTAAGTACTGTTTGGTAGTTATATTTAGCAGCATCCTGTCTATGTGATTGCATCCCTCTACCTACTAAAGTCGATAAGGGGTCGCTAACTTTTTGATTTAACTTCCTTAAAAATACAACTTCATCTAAAGCAATCTGTAAAGCCCTAACATCCTTGTTACCACCTTCTCTGAAAGTATGTATAGCTTTTGTGAATATAGAAATAGAATTATCGTAAAGTTTTTTACCTTCTCGGATAATATTAGCACCCTCAATGGTTGGTACGTCCCCACCTGAAAAAGCAGCTTTAGTTCTGTCTATCAGGCTTTGTAATACATTATCTCTTTTTAATACTTTAGGTTTAGGTACTTCTTTAGGTTTCTCGGTTCTTTGTTTTAATTTAGCTTTAGCTTCCTCTAATTTTTTTTGTCGAGCTTCTAATGTTTCAGTGTCTTTAAAAAACCTATTTTGTCCTATTACTTCTGGTAACGCTTCATCATCTCCTTGTTTAAGTTTATCTTCAGTTACTTTATTAACAAGCGATTCAGAACTCGGACCTCTACTTCCGTCAGGGTTTAATTCGTAAGTGGTGGTCCCTTGATATTTTCCGTCGTACCATTTAACGACAACTTCAACAGGGCTTCCTTCATCGTCTACACCCTTCCATGTACTTGTCTTTACTTCTACGTTAGCTTCGCCTTTAACTTCTGTAGTGGTTTCCCATTGTTCTTTAGGTGGGTCGGCTTCGACTGCTTCTTCTACTACAGCTTTGGGTTCTTCTACTGTCTCTTCTTCAACTGCCCTAAGCCTCTCATCAGGTGCGTCTAACTCTTCTTCCGTTAANCTTTGTTCTTCCTCTATAGGTTTAGGATTAGCTTCTGCGTCGTCAACCCTAGCATTTTCTTCTTGTATCTCCTCTTTAAGCTGTTGGTTTAATTCTTTAGCTTCCTCTAATTGCTTTCGCTGTTTCTTTAGTTTAGCTATTTTAGCATTCTTTTTCGCAAAGTTAGTAAAAATCCCAACATCATCAGCTTCTTTCTGTATCTCTTTGTTGATGTCGTCTACCTGCTTAACTAACTCACTCTCCATTAAATCAGTGAGTTTAACAGCTTCAGCTCTACCTGCTTTTCCTTTTGTCCTCCAGTAACTGAATAACCCAACACCTCCGTGTAAAGCTGTATTTAAAGTCGCACCAACTCCCGCTGATACTAATAAGTCCCTGTAAACACCTTCTTTAACATTACCTGATTCATCGAATAAATCTTGTTCTTGTAATAAACCGGAAACCGATTGCCTGAAAGCAGACTCAAGAATACCTATAGCAGCTCCACTAACAAGTTTCTCCCCTCCTTTTGTTACGATGTTTCTGTAAGAAAACTTACTTCCTGTTTTTGGTTGTAGGAATTTAAACACAGGCAGTCCGTCTATAACTTTAACAACAGGACTAGCGTTAAAAACACCAGCAGCCATTACCTCGGATAACTTAAAAGCTTTCTGCGATTTGTAATGTAACTGTATCTTTTGGTTGGCTATGTTAGATAACGCACCTATTGTTACCTCTGCCGCACCAAAACCAAGTAATCCTAACGGAGTTGCTTTAAAAGGCTTCGTAACTTTAGCCGCAGCCTTTGCTCTATTTAACCACTTAATGTAAGCAAGATTACTAGCTATAGGGGCAGTGAGTTCAAAGCTATTTCCTAAAGCCAAACCAAACCACTGCTCACTTGAAAACTCTTCACTAGTGCTTTGTTCTTGTTGCTCTGTTGTAAGTTGAGTGTTTGGATTAAGAAGTTCACTTACCATTATATC